AGCAACTCCAACTGAAGTTGGTGAGCCTATTGTAAATGAAGCACTAGCAGAACAAGATGCTAAAATAGCTGATAAACAAGCAAAGAAAAATAGAACATATGGTTATAATACAAGAGTTCCTACTGGCGGTATTTTACCCGATGGAACAGAGTTTGTAAACTTTGAGGATGCTCCACCATCAGACCTAACTATGGGGCAACTACAAGAAGCACAAAATACAACAGCAGAGTTAGCTAGACGAAAAAATGCTGAAATAAATAAGTTAGAGCGAGATGGTCAAGCTGAAATAGCTAAGGCAGCAGCAGACCTACAAGCAGCACAACAACAAGTAGCTAACTTACGACAACAAGCTAAACCAACCGCTGGAAGACCAGCAGCAGAAATAGAAGCAGAATATAAACTAAATGCTAAAGTTGTTTCTGATAATATAAAACAAGTAAATAAAGCATCAGATGCCCAAGTAAAAGCAGCAGAGAAGGCTGCTACTGAAGCAGCTAGAGCTATAAATAAAGATAAAACTTTATCACCAGATGAAAAGAAAGCTGCTTTACAAGATGTAGAAGCCAAGAAAAGAGATGCTCTAAGAAATATTGAAACTGATAGAACTAATAATATAAACCAACTTACTCAGCAACAAGCAGACTTATTACAAGCTAAAGAAGCAGAAGTTCAGCAGTCAATACAAACAGAACAAGATATAACTCAACAAGAACTAAAGCTAGAACAAGCTATTAGAGAACAAAAACTTATTCTCAATAGAAAGGGTGCTAGACTAACTGAACTAGAAGATAGTATTTTAGAACAACAAAAACAAGCACAAAAACTACAAGATAAAACAAATGAGTTTAGACTAGAAAGAAGTCAAAGAGAAACTGCTGCTGTAGAAAGAACTACGAAAGCAGTAAAAAAACTAGAGGCACCACCAGAAAAGGGTGTCTTTATGAAAGAAGAAGGTATTGACCCAGCTACTGGACTAAGAGTTGGTGGTGGTCTTATTGGTAGAAACCCATCACTAGAAGCATCAGTTGTTTCTTTTGATACAAAGGGTTATAGAACTGGAGTATCTGACTTTGTTCGTCAAAAGCTACAAGAACTAAACTTTGAGCCAACAGATAGAGGAACATTTAGACCACCAAGAGAACTAACAGATACTGAGTTTTATCAACTAGAAGGAACCTTGACTGATAATATTGTAGAAGACTTACAAAAAAGGTTTCCAGTATTGTCTGAAACAAGAGAAGCACAAATAGACCCAAGAACAGGAAAACCATCAGCAGCAACTATTACACAAGCTCAAAGAGAGTTAGCTAATATTGTAGCTACTGGTGTTATTGAGGTATTATCAGACCAAGCAATAGCAGTTCTAAAAGACCCAAAGATGAGAGGAAGAGTAGCTAGAGGTCTTGCTGATAAGGTTTCTTGGGAAAGCGGAAAAGCCAAAGCACAAGCAATAGGACAACTAGAAAGACTATTAGAAACATCAGATATTGGTGATATTATTATTGAGTTGCCCGGTTTAGAACCAATAACAGCTAATAGACTAATAAGCCATATAAACGAAATACTTATTGGAGAGAAGGCAACAAGAGAACATAGTTTAGCTATAGAAGCTAAAAAAGCTGACTATGCTAGAAGAGGAATACCAGAAACAGAAATACCAGCTATTGAGCTTATACCTCCACAAATGAGAGCTGCTATTTTAGATAGAGTATTACCAAGAGTTGAGAATAAAGCTTTCAAACAAAGTCTAAAAGAAAGTATGTTAGCTGAAACCATTGGCTTTGTAGATACTGCTACAGGAGATGCTATATTACTTACACCAGAAAATGCTCCCTCATTTGCTGATGGTGTAAAAAGAACCATACAAGGTTCAGGCTCAATGCCTTTTGCTGTTAGAGTAGGAAGCGAGTCGCAACTTGGAACACTTATTACTGAACTAGGTAAAACAAAAGAAGGTCAGTTTGCCGCAGAAGCATTATCAAAATATGAAAGACCATCAGTAGAAATGAAGAGACTTGGCTTTACTGATAATGACTTTATTGACCCAGCAGTAAATAGTGCTTATACATCTATACTAAGAGCTATGGATAATATTTCTAGTGTTGATGAAGGTATCTTTGGTCGTCTATTATCAGAAGCCAAGAGAGTTTATACAAGTAGAAATATATCTTCTGCTATGAATAACTTCAAAAGCAATGAACTATTATTTACATCTTATTATGGCTTAGGAAGAGGTATTGCTGCTTTATATGGTGCCCTAAAAACAGGAGCACCAGATGTGGCTATGAAAAGTATTTATGATAGATACTTACTAAATGAACCTACAAACTTAGGTAAAGCTGGAGCAAGAGAACTATCTTTATTCCAAGGTATCCGTGAAAGCGGTATCCTAGATAATACAGCAGCACAAGCTGAAGGTATTATGATGGATAGAGGTGGTGGTGTTGGACCAGACTTACTAAATAGAGTTGGTGCTAAAAGAGCAGAACAAGCTGTTCGCTGGTGGAACGAGAAGCAAGACCGCTTCTATACATTTGGTGATAACTACTTCAAGTTCTTAGGTGCTATGGAAGAAGCAGGACAAGCATTATCAATATGGGATAAACTTGCTGAAGGTGATAGAAGCACAATAAGAGTAGGCAAGTATGGTGAAAGACAAGTTGTAAAACTACCTAATGGCGAAGCACAACTTATGGAACCTATGTATGATAGCCAAGGTAAATATGTTGGTGAAAGAAGCGGAAGAATATTATCCGCAGATGAACTAACAAGACTATTTGCTAAAGAAGGAGCAAGACTAGCTGGTGAAAAGTTTGTTGACTATGGACGAGTTCCACAACTACAAAACTGGCTTCGCTCATCTCCAAAAGGTATTGGTGGTTTAGCATCACTATTTACAACTTGGTATTGGAAGATGATGGATATACCTCTACTAAAGAAAGGTATTGTTAGCCACTTTATAGAAAGCCCAAGTATCATAAAGAGTGTATCTGGTGAAGGTTCAGCAGAAGCAGCTAACTTTATGAGAAATGAAATGGCTAAGAGAAACTTTGGTAGAGCAGCCTTGTTCGGTGTTGGTGCTAGATATACCAATAGAGCAGAAGGCGAGAAGATGGAAAAGCTTTTATCTCAAGCTATGAACTGGGAGAAGGGTGCTATGCCTACAACCTCAGTAATGATAAGCAATGCTGACCCAGCACAAGGAGTTTATTTAGATGCTACTAGTGCTAACTTCTTTGGTCCAAGCGACCAAGCAGCAAGAGCAATGATATTTGGTGGGCTAAAAGCAGGAGAACTTGGAACTAGAGCTTGGAGAAATATTATAAGTGATGCTGCTGATGCTGCTGAAGTTCCAAGAGATGTTCTTGTAGCAGACCTAGAAGCTTCAGCCCAAGAGGCAGGAAGAGAAGATAACTTACTAAAGAAAGAACTAAGAAGAATATATACAGAGAATAAAGCTGGTCAGTTTGTATCACCAAGAGAACTAGCAACAACTATGATGCTTCGTGGTGGTGGTCCTTTATTTGACTTAGTATCTGTTATGTCTAACCCAAAAAGCACTATGGAAAATGTAGATAACTTTGTAAAAAGGTCATTACTACAGATAGGTATGGGTGGAACTAATAAGAAAATATTCTGGGATAATGTATTCCCTGACCTACAAGGTGTCTATGAAAATGCTTCTCCAGCAAGAAGAAGAGAACTAGCAGCAGAAGCAAACAATAAACTAGCCTCTGCTCCATTTCAGCCAGACCGCTTTGGTTATCCAGTATTAGAAAGATATGTAGATAGTATCTTAGGTATTGGCTGGAAGACTGCTTATCTAACTCAAATAGGAACAGATGGTAAAACTGACTTAGGTAAAATGGGTCAGTGGATGAAACAATATGAAGATAGTCTAAAGGCAAGCTTAGTCAAAGAATATGAACAAAAGTATAATATGCTTGTTGATGCTGGTGTTGACCCAACTGACCCAAGAGTTATTGAGCTACAAAAGAAATATGACTATCTACAAAATGTCGTAGATAAGCAAGTGAATAATATGAACCTTAGAATAGATGAATACTTTACAAGTCCAAAGGTTCAGAGAACACCACCAACGGGTGGTAAATAACACAAGGAGATAAATAAATATGAGTATAGATATCAATAGTGCCCAAAGAGGAAACCTACCAGTATGGAGTGCTGGAACTAAAGCAGGAAAGATAACACTTGCTGCTGCTACAGAAACATCTATTGCCGCTGCTATTGGTTTTGGATACAAAGCGGTTACTCTTATTGCATCAAATACTGCGACTGATGTTGTTATCGGTGCTTCTGGTGTAGGCGCAGATGGTTTTCCTATTCCTCATATTCCTAACTCACCAAATGCTACTCACTCTCAAGGTTTCTGGCTCATTGTAGACCCAGATGTTCCATCACCAGTTTTATATTCTACTGCTGGTGGAGATGTATTTTATGTTGCTTGGAAATAACCAAGCTTGGAGGTTATTATGAAAGGTAAAGGCGGTAAAGGTAAAGGCGGCAAAGGCTGTAAATAATAGGAGGCTATGATGGATAAAGGTTCTATTTTAGCATTAGCATTAGCAGTTCTTCCTCACATTGTAGCATTAGTTCCTGCTATTGCTAAAGGTGAAGGTATCTTATCAGCAGTTCTAAACTTCCTAGCAGGAAACTATGCTGCTGCTGAGAATAAAAAAAAATAAAAGTCAAAGATATACTGGAGAAAAAATATGGCGGCATCAATAGGAACAATGCTTCCAGTTCTGAAAGACTATTATGGAAAGGGGAAAGCAGCAGAACAACTACCAACCCTAAAACAAAGTTATAGTAAGTCAGAGAAGGAGCAAAAGAAATATATGAAAAGCACTATGAAAAAAGCAGAAGCTAAAAGAGCTGCCGCTAAACGACTATCTCTAGCTAAAACTCTAAAGGATAGAGGTGGTGAAACATTTGATAGTAAGGTTGAGTTTGTAAAGAAGCACATGCCCGATATTACAAACCCTGAAGCATTTGTTGCTGCCGCTTTACGAGAAGCAGGAGAAATAGAATAATGCATTTAGAGTGGGCTTCTATCGTTAGTTTAGTTACAGGACTAGTCATTATTGGCGGTCTTGGATGGAAGCTTGCTACAGAACTAGCAGGAATAAAAACCTGCTTACAAGTATTCATAGCCAAAAGCGAAGCCACTGAAAGAGCTTTTGAGCTAAGACTTACAGGTATTGAAAAGAGACTTGATAAGTTAGAGAGTAAATAAAGTGGTAATAACAGGAACCAATAAAGGTTCATAATAAATAAAGGAGAAAATAAAATGGCTGTCCCACAAACTTCAACATGTGTCGTTACCCTCGGTGGCGGTGCTTCAGCTTCATACACAATGCAAGAAAGCAACTGGAAAGTTATTGATGTATGGGGCAAAGTCCTTGTCGCTGGTGTTGGTGCTGGTGCTGTTGTATCTATTTCTAAAAATGTTTCTACTGGTATTGCTCCAGTAGGTGCTGGCTTTATGGCTATCTCAGCAGGCACACAACTACAAAAAGGTTCTGCGGCTGGAACAACTTTCCGTCCATCAACCTTTACATCTTCAGCAACTTCACCAGTTCTAGCTCAAGGTGATACTCTCAACTTATCTAGCGATACCGGTGGTCAAGTTGAAGTATATATCACACTACAAAGAGTATAATATCCTCTTATCCATAGGAGGTTATTATGTCTGCGAAACAAGAAGCGGCTGTAAAGCTAAAAGGTAAAAAACTAAACCAACCATTTAGAACCCCAGATGGTCCTAAAAAGTTTGCTGTTTATGTAAAAAATAAACAGGGTAGAGTTGTTATCGTAAGGTTTGGCGACCCTAATATGGAGATAAAGAGAGACGACCCTGAACGACGAAAGTCATTTAGGGCAAGGCATAACTGCGACCAAGCTAACGACCCAACTACACCTAAGTATTGGTCTTGTAGGATGTGGGATAGTAGCGAAAGTGTCGGAGATGTGTTAGACTAACGGAGGTTTATTTAGATGAAGAAACTTATTCTTATTCCTTTTTTATTATGTTCCTGTGCTAAGGAAGAAGCTTCCTGCCCTGTTGATGTATCGGCTGTTGAAGTTGATGCTGATGCTTCTGATGCGGTAGATGCTTCTGAAGATGTTAGCCCTGTTGCTGTGGCTTCTGATGCGACAAGTGCTGACTAAATAGGGAACTTATAGTTCCGTTTTGTGGAGGGTAGGGCGAAAGCTCTGCCCTCTTTTTTTTTCACTATACATTATTTTTGTTTCGTGGTATGATGCTTCTAAGAAATAAGCAGACTATTTATTATAAGAACTGCGAGTTCTTTGCAACGAGTAAAACCGATACTTGAGCCACATACCAAGACAACTTATTCCATACGGGGTGAGAGCCTCAACCAGACACAGAAAGCCCATTTAGAGGATGTGCCTAGAGCAAGTTTTATAAGTGAAGATATATATAAATGGATAAATAGTAGTTTGACTTTCAGTTTTGATAAGCACAGCAATAGCGGTTTTGGATGTCCGCAGGATAAAGTTTGCTGGAATAGAACTACTTGATACAGAATAAACAATACTATCGGCGGATAAGTTGTTTATTTTCATTTATAGTATAAACTTCTACCTGTCCTCCTTGTCGGGGATGGGTAGTCGTGTCTGGGAGGAAGGGCGATGTGGAACAAACGAAAGAAACATAGTGGAATATATCTGATAAAAATAAAAGAAACATACTACATAGGACAGAGTGTAGATATAATGTCTCGCTGGAACACTCACCTAACTCAACTATTCGCTGGAACTCATCACAATAAGTTTCTATTAGAAGAGTTCAATAATAATAACTATAGAGATATAAACTTTAGTATTCTAAAGCTATGTAAAAAGAAAGAGCTGGATAAATATGAGAAAGAATATATAAAACTTTTTTCTTCAGAAGGTAAAAATATTGTAAATATTTTACTGAACAAGTAGAACTTTCTCTGCTATGATACTAGTTATAGTATAGGAGGAAATATGAAAAAGAAAAATGGTATGAGAGATAACTTTACTGAAGATAATATTATTGATGCTATTGATAGGAGACTAAAGAAAAATGCAAAAAGACTACAGCGAGTTCAATAAAAAGAAAGAACTAATAAAGATATTGTTTGAGGAACCTATCTCGGCTGAAGACCTAGAACTAACACCAGAAGAAGAAAAGGTATTACTATTACAAGGTCTTCCTCTTAGTGTGAAAGGTAGCTTTGATAAACAGGATGGAGATAAATGATAGTAAAACTAAATGAAGATATAATGGAACTAATAAATAAAGAACCAATGAAAACATTTATAGTTCTAAAAGTATTAGGTTCAGCTTCTCTATATTCTGTATCAGGTAAAGCTTATTCAGAAGAAGCAGTAGAAGAGTTTATAAAAACTATGTATTCTGAAATAAACCCAGAGGAACCTACATACTCTAATAAACTAGAGGATATAAACTAATGAGACAAGAACTGGATAATAATACTTTAGTTGATGAAGGTGGAATATATCCAGCAGATAGAACTGAATACTCTCAGTATGTAAAGGACTATCCAAGTGGAGCATCACATCCACAGAGTCCATTAGAACACGGATATAGAAGAGTAATAAAACTACTCAACTTACTCGTAAAGGTAAATAAAGGTAATAGAATACCTAATGATAGGTTGATAGTAGAAAGTCAGATATCCGCTATCTGCGAAGCATTACGAATACTCAAACAAGAACTTCAAATAGAAGGAGGAGAAGACCCAAATGTTATTAGAGAACGAGAACAAAATAGAAGAACAGACAAACGAAAAAGTCCTTGGAGCAAATGAACCAGAACTAGTTGATGATAAACAAGTAAAGTTTTTTGGTAATGAACTAGGCTTTTCTACTAATAGTGTTCCAGCATTTATTGTAGAAGGTATGTTAGGAGAAGCTATTACTCAGGTCTTTCAGCAAGTAAACTATTTCAATGAACTCTATTCAGATAAGAACCATCCAAAACATTTTGAGTGGGTATTACAGATGAAGAGTTTATCAGTCATCGTTTATAAAGAAGCAGAGCAAGTTGTAGAGTGTCTGAAAGATATGAAGGATGCTACACTATCACCAAAGCATAGAGCAATAAGAAGCATCACAAAGACCTTGCTTTCTCGTATGGAAGAAAGAGAACAAGAGATGCTTATAGCAACAGAAGAAAACCACGACCCAGTATTTACTGATGTAATGAAACTAATATTAGAGTGGCTAAAGAGTTCTACTATTATATTATCTTCTTATACACATAACAAAGACATAGCAAAATATACTAGAAAGTGGAAGTAAGCAAAGACCCTCGGCAGAAATGTCGGGGGTTTTTTGTATTTGGAGGAAGATAAATATGGCTCAAGTAAATAAATGGGGAGCAACAAAACTAGCATCATGCCCAACCCACGGAGATAAACATCTATTATCTTCTGGTTTATGCACCGACTTATCCTGTATCAAAAAGGTTATCTACAACCATAGTAAAACTTGGAAGATGATAAGTAAGAACTGGAGAATAATAGTATCTCTAGGTTGTGATGATGACTGCTGTATCTTCTTGGTAAATGAACTACTACGAGAAGAGAAACAATACAATAAGAAGCCTACTCTAAACCCTTGGTGGCTAAAGTTTAGGCTAAAGAAATATATGGTTCAGGGTGTAAAGTTTTCTAACTTACCTATTCAGCTTGTCCCTGAAAATATGAAGAACATCGTAGATAAGCATCTAGTATCCTACGATAAACTGAAAGAAGAACACCCTGACTTCTTTGAGGACATTTTACATAATGCTATGGGTCGGCAAGATGAAGACGACATACCAGCAGAACAAGCTCTAATACATAGACAACTTATGGAAGAGATAGGAAAGAAGTTTGGCGAACCTCTTATGCTTTATCTGAAAGACGAGATAAACAGAGGAGAGTTCGTAAAGCTTTCAGGTCTAACAATAGAGGGAGCCTTGCTCTACAAGGACTTTGCTAGAGAAGCTATCAAACATTTCTATATTCATGGTGAGTGGACACAAGCAGACATAGACGAAAGAATAAAATATTTTTGGGAAAGATATAGTAAAAAGAATAAAGCGAACTATTTATTAGAGCAGGAGGAAAATGCTAATGGAAAACTATAAAGAACTACTTGATAAAGCAAGACAACTAAACATAGAAGAGAATAAAAAGTATAACGATAATGGAGATACTTGTCTCCGTGAAAGTGGTTTCGTATTAGAAGACCGACACCAACTACTATATCCTAAACTGAATAGGCTGTCCAGTCGTGGAAAGAAAGGCGACTGGGACTTTGCTCTCAACGATATTCTTATTGATGTAAAAGGATGCTGGGCGAATAAGTATGGTGGAACTATCTTCATAGAAAGAATAGCAAACATACAGAAGAATACTATACCCTGCTTTCTAAAAGAACAATATAAGAATAATAAAAAAGCATTATGGTATATAGACTTTGAGACAGGAACAGAATATATAATAAAGCTGAACGAGCTATTACCTAAACTAAAGTATGAGAGAACAACTCTCGGTGGCTATAATAAAAATGTATTAGGCTGGAAGATAAACCCTAATGACTGGTCAGACATAACAATAAAACGGAGGGACTAATGTATGAGTATGATAGAGATGATAACAATAACATATTGTAGCTTTTGTTTAGGTTGGTTATTACCAAGCTGGATAGAACTAACACAACAAATATGGAGGGACTATCAAAATGGGAAACTGGGTAGAAAGAATAAAGAACTTACTGATGATAAAACCACCAATAAGATATCAGATGGGAGCAGACAGAACAACTGGTAATGACCCTGCCCTTGACTGCTCTGCCTTTATCTGGCGAGTATTGGGTGAAAGAAAGTATGACCCTGATATAGATGTATGGAGAAATACAAGTTGGGTCTATGATGATATAGATAAATACAATACCAAGTTTGATAAAGTAAAACTAGAAGATGCTATTGGTGGTGATGTTATTGTCTATGGCTGGGAGAAAGGTAAAGCAGGACACATAGCCATTATTACAGGAGTAGATAAGAAAGGAACTATTATGGGATGGGACTGCTCTTCATCTGCTAATGGAATAAGCTATAGAAACCTTACCTTCTTCAAGCGAAAGAAATACCTAATAGGAAGATACAAATGATAATACATAGAGATAGTTTAGAGTGGCTGAAAGAACAAGAAGCAGACAGCATAGACCACATTATTACTGACCCACCTTACCTTATTGACTTTATGAATAAAGGTTGGGATAGTGAAGATAATGTAGCAGGCAGTAAAGAGTATTGGGAACAAGCATTACGGGTATGTAAAGCAGGTTCTTATGCTTTAGTATTTGGTCATAGCAGAACTCACCATAGAGTAATGGTTGCTATGGAAGATGCTGGTTGGGAAATAAGAGATACTATTATGTGGTTATATGGAGAAGGTTTTCCAAAGAGTAGAAACCTTGGCGATGGTTGGGGTTCTTGTCTCAAACCAGCATACGAACCTATCATCCTTGCTCGCAAACCTTTTGATGGTTCATTACAGGATAACTGGAAGAAGAATAGTTTAGGTGGTCTAAACATAGATGCTTGTAGAGTTAGGGCAGAAGACAAAGCAAAGTTCCCTGTCGGTGAATATACAACTGATACTTCAGTAGGTAAGATAAGACCAACTAATAGAACAGAAGACCCAAACCCAGAAGGTAGGTTCCCTGCTAATATTATCCTTGATGAAGAAGCAGGAAAACTATTAGACGAACAAGTTGGTAGAGTATCTCGCTTCTTCTATTGTGCTAAAGTAAAGTCAAAAGAAAGAAACCTTGGTTGTGAAGAACTAGAAGATAAACCATCTCAACTAAACAGCGGTGGTTTAGGTAGAAAAATATCCGTGAATAAAAGAATAGAGAAACACGGAACTAATACACCAACAGCAAAGAACACTCACCCAACTATCAAACCAATAAAGCTTATGGAATACCTAGTCAAACTGGTAAGTAAAGAAGGACAAACTATCCTTGACCCCTTCGCTGGTTCAGGTTCTACTGGACTTGCTTGTAAGAACCTAAAGAGAAACTATATATTAGTTGAGAGGGAAGATGAATACATCCCCATCATTAGAGCGAGGGTCGGTGAAAAAGAAAACAAAGACACTTGATAGTTTTATATTAGAAGAAAAAGAAAAACAAAAACTCCGTCAGCAAGCAGAAGAAGAAGCAAGGAGAAACTTCTTTTATCTGAATACTGACGGAGTAAGTGATGACTGCTATGAGTGGTGGCTAGTAGTTCTGAAATACTATGACTATAAACTACACGACCCACTACCTATTTGGATGAAGGAACTATTTATACCTTGGTAAGTTAGTTTATCTTTACATAGTTCTTTTCTAATAACCAAGCATCTACACTATCTACTGGGATACCAACAAACCCGTGTTCGTCTTGTGTTATTCCGTGGGGTATTACAAACCAATAGTGTTTGTCTTCTTTGTGGGTATAAATAATATAGCTATGTTCATTTCTAAAACTATCACCTTGTCTCATTAGTTTCCTCCGTTATGTAAAACATCTAGTTCAGCTTTGCTAATAACCCAAGCATCGCTACTTGGTTTTAGACCAGCCATAACTCTTTCAACATTAGTAAAACAAGAAGGGCAGTCATCATCCAGTTCTACTTCATAGAGTTTCTGAACTGCTTCCCAAATGGTTAGCATCTTATCGTAAGATAGTTTCTTTCCTTCCATAAAGTCCGCTTTCTTTCCGTGATAAAAATAATGATAACCATATTCATTTTCTGTCTTCATAGACATAGACCAGTAATACATTACTTTACCTCCGTCTTCCAGTTGAATACTCGGAAACCACTAACATCCAAGTCCCACACCAACTCATTACCTTCCGCATAGTTCTTCTTCTTTTCTGAACCAGTTGGCGGAGGAATAGAATAAATATCATAGTCCTCATAAGATAGTTCAGATAGACGAACAAACTTCATAGTTCTTTGACCGCCATCCTTTTTGATAAATGTCTTGTTGTAAATAGTAGCCATATCAATAACCTCCATAGTGTAAGTGTCTAAAATGTATCTCATTACTCTTCGTCTTCGCAGTCATCATCTTCTTCATCGCCCAGTTCTACATAGTCAATAGCTTCGGCATTTTCAGTAAGTAGTTCATCATAGTTATTCTTTGCTACTTGTGATAACTCAAACTCATTTCCATCACTATTCTCAAAAGTGTCCCAGAGCAAGTCATCTTCGTCATTAGTCTTACTTACCCAAGCATCAACAACAGCGGTGGCGAAAGAGATATCATCTTTAGCAAGTTGAATAGTCTTATCAAAGTTTATCTTATTGTTATAACCTTCTACATCTACATCAATATCAGCAATACAACCCTCAAAACCCCGCTTGTAATAGCGGAGGGCAATGGGAGAAATAGGGTCAAGTTTAGATAGTTCCTCTATTTCAGCCTTTAGTTTATCAATAAGTTCTTCAGCAGTTAGTCGTTCAAAGTTATTCATCTTAGTCCTCATCCTCATCGTTAGTGTTATCGTCTTCGTCGTTGTCGCCTTCCCAACCCCACTCTTTCGCTTGTTCTATATCAACAACATCTGCGGTTAGGCAAGTAAAAATATCTACATCATTATATTTGGTTTCCCCTCTCAGAACATCGGTAATGTAGTCGTTCTGCTCGGAGAAGTCATAGTTCATAAGAGCTTCTCCGTATGCTTTGATAACCAGTTCAGAAGTTTCTTCATCCAGTTTAGCATCCTCCTTTAGAAGTCCGTCATACTGAAAGTTTATAATATCCTCAGCAGTTTCAATATGACCGCCAAACAGATAAACATTATCAACATCACTCATCTTATCTAGTTCCATCAAAGTTCCCAATAGCTTTTCTCTTGCTTCCCAAACCTTCATCTTATCCTCTCTGTTGTTGGTCGCTGTCTCTCTCACTCACACCCTCATCATAGCACCCCCTTAGAACCTCGTCAAGCACGGCTAGAAGGGGAGAACTACAGGGGAAGAATAAGAGAGTAATAGAGAGTGAATAATACCAGCTAAATGTTTTGACCTGACCCTTTTCCATTTCCCGTCAAGGGGGGTAAAGTGGTAAAAAGTGGGGTAGAGCATCTTATTTATAACCCTATTTAGGAGAATAACATTATGGCGAGTGTAGAAGAAAAACTATTAGAACAATATATGCTAATGAAAGCCCGTGAAAACCCTGTAAAAGTTGAACCCTCTGTTGTGGTGGCTGAAAAAAAAGAAGAGCTTCTAGGGGCAAAAGCAGAGCAAATAGAGGTATCTGCTAAGGTTGCGGAGGAAGATAAAAAAGTAAGTAAGGTAAAGAAGGAGAAATAACTTTATAGGTTATTCAGTATTACTATGGATAAGGATAGAACAGATAAAGATAAGAGAAGGGATAGGTGGGATAGGAAAAAAAATAAGAAGGTAAAACCCTATGATAAGAAGGATAAAAAAAATAGGGATACACAGGAATACGAAGAATAAAAAAAAATAGTATAGTATTCAGGGTAAATAAATATATAGGCAGGGTAAGGAAAAAAGATAATAAGATATTTTATTGAGAAAGCCTTAGATAGATAGTTGATAGAATACAGCAAAAACACAGGCAAAAAGACGACTTGACTTTGTAAATAAAAAAATGCATGCCCTCAAAATACGGGGCTTATTTTTGACTTTTAGGGTTCTTAGCTTTTGGGTTTTATATAGGAGTTTATAATGAAGAAAAGAATACCAAGACAAGCAGCAGCAGTAGCACTTATGCAAGAGGTTTTTGATAACCAACCTGTTCCTGCTAAAACAAAAAGACGAAGAATAAAAAAACAACCTATAAAAACTTCTACTGAAATGGCTGAAAAGATGGAAGGAGGAGTTGGAAATGAAGGAGCAATATAAACAAGGCTTATCACCTTCTACAGCAGCTCGTAGAGAAGCTGCTCAAAAGATAAAGACCAAACAATATAAAGAAGGTAATAAAGCTGCCTATAAACAAGACCTTCCCGGTGATGAAAAGCCTGCTAAAGAAAAGTCTAAGTATTCTGAAGGTAAAGGTTCAGGTTCTTTAGAAGAACTAGCCCAAAGAGAAAATGCTCCTTTGTCTGCTCTTCGTAAGATATATAATAAAGGTCTAGCTGCTTGGGCTTCAGGTGGTCATAGACCCGGTGCTTCACAACATGGCTGGGCTATGGCTAGAGTAAAGTCTGTATTAGCTGGAGGAAAAGCTAGAGATGTAGATGCTAAAGAGTGGGCTGAAATACAAGCTCATAGAAATAAAGGAGAATAATAATGGCTGATAGAGAAATAACCTTACCAGAAGAAATAATATATGGCGATGTTCCTATGACTAGGAAAGATGCTAATATGTCTAAGAAGCTTCCTCCTAAAGAAACTATGACTATGGCTGATGTAGCCGAAGACTTTCTTCCAGCAGAATATAGATATCTAAGAGACTTGTCCCCAGAACAACAAAGTAAAGAACTACTTAGACTACAAGAACAATGGATACGACAAGAACCAAAAGCACCTGTAAAAAAAGATGATGGTGTTAGAGATGTAATAGCTTCTGATGCTTATGGACAAGGTGTAGTTATGCCTAAAGAAAACTACCCTGAGTTCCAACGAAAAGTAAAAATGCAAGAAGCAGAACAAGAACTTCAGAGACAACAACTTCCTTGGGAACTGCTAATGGGTCTTGGTGGTGGTCTTGCTGGTATTAGTGCGGGAAAAGACTTTGGTAGAAACCCTTATATGGAAGGAAGACCTACTACAACTATGAGTATGCCTTCAGTTTCTCCTAGAGCAGCAGCAGCATTGACTGCCTTAGCAGCAGTTGCTAAACCAGAAGTAGCAGAAGCAGCTAGAATACCAATAGATAGACTTGAATACCAAGCTCCAACAGCAGTAGAACCATCAAAGTTTCTTTCAACATCTGCTCCAAAAGGTCTTTCAACTTTTGCTAAACCACTACAAGGTCCAAGAGAAGCTAGAGTTATAACATCTGGTGCTGGAGAAGGTAGTGCTTTTGACCTTGTTGATAGTTTATTAGGAGACTATGCTCGTTGGAATATAAATAAAAAAATGGAACCTAGAGAATATATTAGAAGTCGTCTAATACAAGCAGGATATAACCCAAAACCAGAAACAATGGATAAAGCTATGCAAGAACTAGAACCACTAATAGAAACTGCTATAGCCAAACTACCAGAATATGCTAAAGCAGAAGAAGCTGATAGGTCGCTTAGACTAGCAGAAATGTCTGATGAACGAGTTGCTAAAGAGTGGGATACAAGAGATGCTCCTAGAACAATAAGAGGATATTCACATCCTAAACTAAAAGAAAAAGTTTTGAAAGCTTTAGAAGAACTTGGTATAGAACCTACTGCGGGTGGAAAAGGTATTGACTTTTATAACCAACTAAAAGAAGCTTGGAAAGCAAAACTAGAAGCAGCTCAAAAAGCTTTACAAGACCTAGAACAACAAGGAAAAGAAAGAGAAACTACTAGAAAACAACAAAGAAGGAGATAAACAATGTTAGATAAAATGGCTATGCAAAAAGCAGCAATGGATATGCTCTCTAAAATGAAAGAGTTGGATATGTCCAAGGTATCTTCAGTAACAATATCATTTAGTGATATGTCTGATGAAGAACATGGAGAAGAAGGCGAAAGTGAAGGTGAAGGATGTGAATATTGTGGTTGTGATGAAAAACGAAGAGGTGGTGGTGCCTGCTGTGATAGATGCGGTAATGGTGAGTGCCCTGACTGCGGAGCAGAGATGGAAGATAATATGTGCCCAGAGTGTGAGTATGAAGATACAGATGACCAAGACCTATGGAGGATGAAACATAAATACGGCATCCCTCATATGATGAAGATGAAAGAGCATATGAAGAAAGGTATGTCTCCTATGGAAGCACATAAGAAAGTCTCTGGTAAAGCTGGTCCAAAAAGACTAGTTGAGAAACTTGTAAAGAAAGTAGCTGATACAGCTTTATCTGGTGCTGTAAAGGATGTAAATAAACTAGAGAAACCAGAGAAAGGAAGAGTGGGCTAATGACTACAAAAAAGAATAAGTTAGAAGCTTTACTAACATCTTTACCTTCAGCTGACTTATCTTCTTCAGATATCAAAGCTCTTGCTATTAGTTTTATCCTTGACCAAGAAGATATTGGTGATGATGATGTTGAGAAAAGTAGAGCTACCCGCAGTCGTCTAAAACTAGAAGCTTTACGACTATTACACGATATCAATAAAAGTGAAAATGGTGGAGACTTAGATAGTGCTATCTTAGCTGTTATATCTAAGAAAGACTAACCCCACAAAGAGAATACATTATGAAAAAAGAAGAGCAACTAAAGATACTGGAAGAAGTCCAGCGATGTAAGAAGGACTTTTTCTATTTCGCCAATACTTATCTCAAAATAGTTGATAAAGATGATAAGCTTGTTTCCCTACAACTAAACTATGCTCAGAACCTAATACACCAAGAGTTAGACCAAAATAAGTTTCTTAGTATTCTCAAAGCTCGTCAGCTAGGTTCATCAACCTATATTGCTGCTAGGTTTTTCTGGGAAGCATTATTCAATGTAAATATGAGAGTTGCTGTTGTTGCCCATACTCACTCAGCAGTAAAGAACATTTATACTATCTATCAAAGGTTCTATGCTAACTTACCTAAGTTTCTTCAGTTAGAAACAACTGCTGCCTCTGCTAATGAACTAGCTTTCGTAACTGGTTCTTCTATCAAAATAGGCACAGCTAATAGTCAAAACTTTCGTGGTTCTACTTACTCTCGTATTCATGCATCAGAAGCTGCCTTCTGGGATAATATGAATACAACTATTCAGTCATTATTCCAAACTGCTTCTAATGACCCTATTATTATATTAGAGACAACTCCTAATGGTCTAAATGACTTTTATACATTTTGGAAAGACAACAATGGTTTCAATAAACTATTCTTGTCTTGGTTAGACCATACTGAATATAGAAAACAAGAACTACCTGAGAAATGGAAAGCCTCTGATGTAGAGTTTGACTATATCAAAGAGTATCCAATGTCTGAGTATCAACGAAACTGGTTTGTATATACACTCAGAACTCGTTGCGGAAACTCAATACATACTTTCAAACAAGAATATCCAGCCAAAGCAGAAGATGCCTTTATTGCTACAGGCACTTTCGTATTCCCTCATTTAGTAAAAGACTTAGTAGAAGCACCAAAGAGTTTTGGCTGGACCTTTTTTGCTGCTCCAAATAAATATAAGTCATATCTTCTTGGTGTAGATACAGCTTCAGGCGACCCAAATGGAGACTTTTCTGCTGCTGTTATGATAGATATTACTGATAAAAACAAGTATGAACTAGTAGCAACCTATTATGACCATGTATCTCTCAAGGAATATTCAGCACAAATACTAAGAGTATTAGAAAAATATAGACCACTTGTAGTCATTGAGAGAAACTCTTATGGTCAAGCCATCATAGAAGATGTAAGAGCCTCTGACTATCCCTATATATACATAGAAACTAAGTGGGATGTGATGAAAAATGCCTTCTCAGAACGAATAGGTTTTACAACATCAGCTAAAAGCAGACCAGTTTTGATGGCTAAACTAGTTGATACAATAACATCTAACAAGTTAGAAATAAAATGTCCTCGTCTTCGTTATGAGTTCTTACACTTTGTCTATAATGATAAGGGTAAAGCTGAAGCAGAGACAGGTTTCCACGACGATATGATATTTGCTTTAGGTTTAGCTCTAATGGGAGAAGACCAAGCCTATCATTATGAAGAAGAAATAAAGAGACAACAACGACCAGACAACCTAAGAGACATTATTGCCTTTGAGGTTGCTACTGGAACACCAATAAGCAATATTCCAAATGACTATTGGGCTGAAGAGACACAGCTTGATAGCCTAGTGGGTGCTTGGGAAGACCAACAATAGTGGTAAATATTAGCCGCGAGGACACAACCTCGGTAAAAAGTGGGCGAGGAGAAAGCGAATATGAGTTTCCTATCTACGGAACAACAACAGGAAGTCGCTAACCTGTTTCAAAACAGCGGACAAGAAGATAACAGCACACAAGGAGTAGAAAATAGTCAAACACAGGCGATAAATGAGGCTTCAGCTTCGCCTACTGAGGCAGCTACACAAAATAGCAAAGACGAAGAAGGACATAGTGTTCCATACTCCCGTTTCAAAAGTGTTATAGAAGCTCGTAATGAGTATAAAAGTAAAGTAGGTCATTTAGAAAAACAACTTACAGACTTACAAAACCAACTTACCGCTGTAAAAACAACACCTCAACAAGAAACATCACAAAAGCGAGACTTTTTTGATGAGTTCTATGGAAATGTAAAGGATAGTTATGAAGAGCAAGAAGACCCTTACTCACAAAAACTACAAACCTTAGAGCAAAAACTCTATCAGTTTGAGGTTGATAAGGCTCAAAATGAACTTCAGAGAGAAATAGCTACGGCTACTCAAAAATATCCTATGGTTCCACAAGAAGTGTTGCTAAATGCTGTTATTGAAAACCCAGAAACTAATGTATTTGCTGTCGCTGAACAATATAATACATTTGTTGTCTCACTAAAAGAACAAGCTATCGCAGAATACTTGTCTCAAAATAAAGGACAGATGACTTCTAAACCTTCTGTTCCTCCAAGAGTAAGTCCAGCAGGCGGTTCTTTAGTGGGTAAGTCAGTAAGTGGCGGTCAAAGTCCTAAAACAATGGATGCTGCCCGTGATGCTCTATATGAATATCTAAAAGCCAATATGTAATAACACAACAACTATAAGGAGGAATATACTATGGCTGCTAATATCGCAACACTACAAGCGGTTCTAAAGAACTTCTATGCCGCTGCTGTCTCAGAACAGCTAAACCAAGAAGTGCTAATGCTTGACCTATTTGAGAAAGCAAAACTTGACTGGTCTGGTAAACGAGTTATCGTTCCAGTCCATGTTGGTCGTAACCAAGGTGTAGGCTTCGCCGCAGAAGGTGCCGCTCTACCAACCGCAGGACAAGAAACCTACAGCGAACTAAACATTACTGCTAAGTTCCTTTATGGTCGCTTCCAAATAACAGGTCCAGCTATCTCATCTGCTAAGGGTGCTTACTCTTTCGGAAACTATATTGACCTAGAACTTCGCAAACTCGTTGAGGATGTTCGTAAGAAAGCCAATGTTTCCTGCTTCTCAGGTAATATTGTTATGGGTTATGTAACTCGTCGTGTTGTAAATAACGCTGCTGCTGCTGGTGTTGCTTATACTTTCTCTGGCGACCTTGCTGAACTAGCTCGTAAAAGAGCAGCAGCTGTTGCCGCTGGTCAAAACTTAGTAGTTCGTCTAGTCCGCACAGATACCTACGCATTTGCTCCCGGCGCAGGTAATAACGAAGGCATCGTTTCCGCAGTTGACTTTGCAAATGATACTATCACCATCACATGTCTTGGTGCTGATACCATTGAAACAACTGCCGCTGCTGCTGTTCTTGCTGGTTCGCCACTAGACCCAACTTGTGGTTTCGCAGTAACTATTGTTGCTGGTGTAACTTCAGTAGGCACACAGGCTTTCCAAGATGCTCAACTAGAAATAACTGGTATTGCTACCAACCTTTCTAGCCGCACTCACTTTGGTATTGACCGCACTGATGCTACTGGTGGTTTCAATGTTGCTCTACAAACCAACAGCATCTTTACACAAAATGCTGACGGCGTAGATGGTAACTATCAAAACTTTGCTGCCCTAACTCTAGGTCGTATGCAAGGTGTAGTTGATAGCATCTTCACTGATAGCGGTCTTCAACCCGATATCATTATGATGAACCCTGCTCAAAGAGCATCATACACAAACCTCTTGGTAGGAGCCAATGCTGCTAACCTTTTCAAATATACCGACTCAGCTAAGAACGGCGACGGCGGTTTCTCTGGTCTAGGTTTCAATGGTATTCCTATCAAGGTTTCTGTTGATGCTGGTCAACACTACTTACTCTTCCTCTACACAAAGGTTTGGAAACTAGCTGAACTAGAGAAGCCCGGTTTTGCTGACCTAGACGGCAACATCCTTGCCCGTGCTGGTGTAGGAACTGGTGGTGTAGATGCTTACGAAGGCTACTATCGTATGTATTGCGATGAATACTGCGAAAGACCAAATGCTAACGGAGCCATCATCGGTGTAAGCTTCTAATAAGTTAGAACTTGTAGGGGGCTAGGAGTTTGGCGGGAATACTGCTGGGCTTCTAGCCCCCTTCTGGTAAAAAGAGGAATATAAAATGGTTTATTGTATGTGGTTTATTTCAGTTGTTTTTTCTATCGGACTTTATTTCTTTCTAAAAGAACTACAAAAACTACGAACAGATGTATCTGCTTTATTATTATCACATACAATAAAAACAACCAAAGAGACTGAACACCTAGATATTGCTCTAAGAAGTCAAACACTAGAAGGTCAGTCCGTAAATGATATAATGGGGGACTACTATGGCTAGTAAGTTATCAGCAGGAATATTTGGTAAAAGTGCGGAAGAAGAAGCCGCTAAAATAGGTCGTTCAGCTAGAGCAACTGCTGCTGCTAACATGATGGCTAAAGAAAAAGGTAGTGTAGTAAGTGGCTTAGGAGAACTAATGCCTATTATTGGAGCTATTGGTGGAGGCATTGTTGGTGGTATGGCGGGCGACCCTGTAACTGGTGCTAAAATAGGTTCTGGTCTTGGTGAAAGTATTGGCGGTGTAATGAAAGGAACTGGAGAAGAACGAGCACAACAAGCTATGGAACAAGTTGCCGCCGAAGAAGCTATGGTTGAAGGTATGTCTCCCGCACAAACAAAAATGGCTAATATGGCTAAAGCTGATAAAAAGTCAGCAGGAAGTAAAATAGCTGGTGCTGGTATTGATATTATGGACTTATTATCTAAGAATAGTGATAAGTTATCTATAGGCGGTATGTAATAACATAGGGGAAAAATAATGGCTTACGATACTACAACAGACGAAGATACATCTCAGTTTGACGACAAAGGCTATCCAAGAGGAATAGCATCAGTTATACAAAGCTCTAAAAATGCTAAGTTAGACCAAACTCGTCTTTGGGACTTATGTTTGATGTATCTAAATGGACAACAAAATATTCGTTATGATAAAAGTTTGCAACAATATGTAACATTACGAAACCAACCCGGTCGCAACCAACTTATTATCAACCTTATTCTAAATATGTATAGAGCTATTGTATCTCGTTTAGCTACTAACTATCCATCTATTTCAGTTCTTCCTGCTTCTCCTAGTAATGAAGACATTATCAAAGCTAAGTCTTCTGAAGAAGCACTAAAGTATTTTTATCATAGAGAAAATGTAAAAAGAGATATTGAGAAGTTAGTTGAGTGGCTAGTATCTTGCGGCAATGCTGGACTACTAGAGTATTATGATGCTGATAAAAAAGAAATAAAACTAAAAGTTATTTCACCATACGATATATTCTTTGAGGCTGGAACTAATAGCCCAGAAGAAAGTTCATTTGTTGCTCTTCGTTCTGTTGTCCGTAGAGATGACTTGATAAAAGCATACCCAGATAAGAAAGAACAAATAAAAAGCCAAGCAACATTATCAACAGAGAACGACCAAAGCGATAATACTTATCCTCATACTCAGTCATACGATGGAGAAAGCTTTTTCTATCCCCGTGTAGAACTATATGAAATATATTTTACAGATGGTAGATATGCTTTCGTTGTAGGTAATGAATATCTATATAAAGGCGAAATACCTATTGAAAAAATACCATTTCAGTTTATTCGTTATACTAACCTCCCAGATAAGATGTGGGGTAAAGGTATGATAGAAAGCTGTATTGACTTACAGAACTTATATAATAAAGCTAGAAACCAAATAGTCCAAAATGTAGAACTAATGTCTAACCCTAAGTGGCTTATTCCTAAGACCGCTGGTGTAAATGGAACAGCTATTCGTGGAACCCCCGGTGAAATAATATTCTATAATGCTGCTGGTGGAACACCACAACAAGTAGCTTCTGTTCCTATTCCTTCTTATGTATTTGATAATATGACGAGACTACAACAAGAGATGTTGGATGTTTCAGGTATTCACTCAACTACACTAGGTCGTAGAGCAGTAGGTATTACATCAGGTAAAGCTATTTCTGCTCTTGCTGAACAAGATGTTACACAGCTTGTTATGACCCAAGACAATATAGAAGATGGTGTAAAGAATATGGCTGAGTGTGTTCTTCTACTTATGAAGAAGTTTTACACTGAAGAGCGGTTTATTCGTATGATGGATGGTATGGGAGCTATGGTATTCCGTAAGCTACACTCTACAGATATTGTTGATACACCAGAAATATTCTTAGAAGCTGGAACAATGTTTAGAGATGATACTGCTGACCGCGACCAGAAAGTATTACAACTACTACAACTAGGTCTAATACCTCCAAATATTGCTCTACAAGAACTAAGTTTCAAAACAGGTAATGCTTTTGTCTTAGACGAAATAAGTAATATCAACCATGCAACAGAAATGCTTGATGCTACCAAACTTGGTGCTGAAATAGAAATATTTGCTACAGATGACCTCAAGGCTTTCAAAAAGGTCTTTGGCGACTATGTAAAGTCAGATGAATACTACACTCTTCCAACTCAAACAAGAGACTATATTAGAGATATTGTAGTTGCTATCTCAACATATCAACCACCAAACCCACAAGACCCAGTTGAGAACAAGATGAAATATAAAGTATTCCCAGCTCCAGTAAAACCAAATGAAGATGCTAAGTTTGCCCAAGAAGTATTAGCTTCATCACCTCAAGCACAAGAACAAATGCTACAGCAACAAATGGAAAATAGTATGTTAGCTGGTGCTTATGGACAAATAAAAGGTCAAGTATTACAAAAACCCCAAGGCAACGATGGAGCCGTGGTAAATAGAAGAGGAGTAGGATAATGACTACATATGAAGTTGCTCAACTATTCAAACAATATGTAGATGATGCTGATGCTACATTTATGAGTGATAATGATGCTGTTATGTTTCTCAACCAAGGCTATAGAGAGTTCTATTCTATGGTTGCTGAAAACGATAGCAACTTTTATGTCGCAAGAGCAGTATATGTAAATGTAAATAGCAAGACACTAAACCTTGCTACAACTGCCGCTACTCTTCCTTTAGGTGCTCTTATTGCTGGTTCAGGTGTAACAGCAACTACAAAAAGACTTTATCGTTTGATGAGAGTAGCTGCTTGTGAAACTAACGGCGATGTTCGTTGGTATATGAACCCTTGTCGTTCTCTTGTAGAGTTGAGAAATGATACAAATAGATATATGTTGAGAGGCAACGAACTATTATTTAGTGAAGTTAGAGATAATGCTTTATTAGAATATGTAGGTATAGAAGATAGTAAGTTTGACTTAGCTAATATTTCTACATCAGCAGGCGGTATATTTATTGATGACTTAGTTCAGTTCCACGACCTTATTTCTTTATTAGCTTGTAAGCATTATATGATAAAAGACTTTGCCGCAAACCCTGTATTAGTTCAGCAACTAGAACTAAGGATGAGAGCAATACAAGACTATCTATCTGCTGGTCGTTCTTTCTCTGCTCAAAATATGGTGATAGCAACTGATGAACTAACTTATCTGGGATATTAGGAGGTGCTGTAAATGGCTGCTAACAGACCAGAAGTTGATATTGTGGTTGATGGGACAGAACTAAAAGACCCAATAAACAACCAAACATTTATTCAGAACTTATATAAGAACAGAGGACTTTGGGAAAGCCGTGAAGGTTTCGGCACTATTGCTGAAATAAACGGGATGCTCAATGCTTTAGACTGCTCTGGTTCTGCTGGTGGTTCTTTATCGGCGGACAAAGTATATGGGTTAGAAGAGTGTTTAGGTGCTTATGCTTTTCAGACAGAGTTTGGACACGACCAAATAATAAGTATCTTTTATGCTCGCTCAAATACAGGTAATATTTATAATAGTGAAAGTGATAAAGTATATCATTATGTAGTTGTTATTTATGATGCTACAACCAATAACTATTGGTTTGAGACATTATATAAACATACTGGAGAACAAACTGAACCACTACAAGTTTCAGCTTACTATAAAGGTTATTATGAAACTAGAAACTATGGAACTGAGTTTCAGGGAACAGAACTAGCTAAACCACTAAACTTTTTCTTTAGAGACTATTTAGGCAAACTTTATTTTGGTAATAAACAAGGTATTTGGGTTTATAACCCAGCATCATTTATTGATAACCGCTATAAGCAAGTCAACTATATAAACATTAGAAACGAACTCAACGACCAACAAAGCAACCATTATAGCGAAACATCACTTATTACACCAATAGTTTTTGTAGATGGCTTATTCGCAGAAGACCAAGCATACTCTTATATTTCTGGTAATGATGTTTTTGACTATGTTGATATAGATACTATCAACGGAAGACTTATCTATGCTGCTGGTAAAACTATTTACTTTAGTGATATTGGAAACCCTAATGCTGTTATAGGTCAGAACTCATTTACCTTTTGGGAAATGACTGGAAACATTACAGCTATACAATATCTAAATGATAATATTATTGTTTGGTCAGCAAGCCAAACATTTTTATATCAACCAAGCCAAGGTGTATTACTAAGCGCCGGTAGAGCTATTCGTATCCACGATGAAATAGGCTGTTTATCTCCTAATGCTGTTTTATTTAGAGAAAATGTAGTTTATTGGGTAGATGCTAATGGTGTTTATGTAACAACAAATGGACTACAACTAGAAGAACTATCTGGTCCTATCAAGCGGTTTTTTCAGTATGAAACTATAAACCCACTTATTCATTATTTTACACAAAATGGTTTTGCTGACCCAAATACTGGTAGCCCAGACTTTGTTTATAGAGCAGAAAAAAACTTTACAAATATTCATTTAGACTATGACCAAATAAACGAACAACTATTCGTTGTATTTCCTATGCTTGATATAGCTTGGGTATATAAAAATGGTTGGTATTTATGGAACTTTTCTACTATTGTAGAAAGCGAAACCGACCCAGAAACAGAAATAATAACTTATAAAACTGGTAGAAAAGTTCAGTGCGATAAACCTTGGTTTTCATCAACACAAACTAAAACTCATATTGTAGGCGGTAAAAGAGAATACGATATGTATTGTGTTGGTGGAAATGGTGAAACTGGATATGTAGAAACAAATGTAGGAACATATACAAGCTTTCGTATCTTTGAGTGGAAAAGAGGTGGTGCCCAAGATGGTTCTACTTATGACTACATTGAGGGTAGAAGGTTTGCTGGTTTTTATAGACAACTAAGAACTAAAAACCAAATGACTATTCAGCCAAGTATTACTACATACTTTGACCCTGTAGAAAGGTTTGGTGGTTGGCTAAATGCTGATAAAGCTGACTTTTATTATGAAGCCGATGATATGTGGTTATTACCTATTCGTATCAAACCAGACCAAGTTTCCGCTTTTGCTACTACAAATGGTATCAAACGATATCAGTTATCATTTATTATTGATAGAACAAGATGGCGACCTGTCTATTGGGATAATAATGTAGGTAATAGTATTTATTTTATTTTACCAACTGAAAGATGTGATGACTATACTGGATATTCTCCTAATGCTCCTGCTGCTCTAAGCGGTGTAACATTTGACTTAGCTTCAGGTCTTATTACTATCAAGTTTGATGTTGCTGCTGTTGCGGCTGGTAACTTATCTCAAGGTTGGATAAATATTCGTGGTCAAAATAAACATGACCTTATCTATATTCCATTACAAAAAGTAAATAGAAATAGAAATGCTCTTGGTGTTGGTATAAAACCACCAACAACAAATATTATTACTCAACTAGTATCATCAACATTTTTATCAACTAATGCTATGGGAACTGATGTAACAATAACTGATGGTGATGTATTTGACTGGAACCCCGGTTGGTTTCAATATGTTTCAGAGGAAGAAAGAACACAAGGTATAGACTGGGTTTATAAGTCAGCACAAATAGGTATGGAAGATACCGCACAACTAAAAGCCCGTGGTTCTTATTCACTTATCTCAACAACTGGCGAAGGAGAGCAAATAACTCCTTGGTATTTAGGTGTATGGAACTCTGTAGCTGGTTCAGACTATAAAGACTATGTAAGTCAAAATATAGACTTTGTTGGACAACCAGCAGTTAGAGAAGACTTATTTGCTATAAATAATATAGACCCTGTAAGAACTCGTTATGAAAATATACTTGGTCTAAAAGAAAGATACTTTGCTGATAACTTACCTGCTGGTGCTATATATGGTGATGCTACAGCTCCATCTACAGGAAACTATTATGTAGATACACAAGAAGTAGATACTATTGCGACAAGCGATAGTGTTAGAGGAGAAAGTGTATCCTATACTTTCTTTGGTTTCTTACAGGATAAAGCAAATAAACTACTTATCAGAAACATCAAAATAGCCCTACAAGCCGTCGCAGGAAGAAGAAGGAGGGGTAGATAGGTATGAATAATGTTCGCCTTTTCTTGGACCCAAAGAACTCCAAACAGAACCTATTAGATAAGTCTCTGTTGGATAGTTCTCTTATAACTGAGAGAACCTTTGGAACTATTATTCAGGCTAACGACCCTGTTGTATTAGAAAAGAATATTGATAACAATATCTATTTAGAAAGTGGCGACCATAAAGGTTTTACTTCTAACAAACAAGGAACAATAATAAATGGTGCTTCGGGTGCTTATTTCAGTGCTCCTGTTATTTGCGACTCAGGCAGTTCTACTATATTTATCAACTGCTCTTTTGTTCAAACAACAGCAAATACTAATGCTCTTGTTCAGATAAATAGTGGTGCTAAAGCAAGTTTTATCAACTGCTCATTTAGAAGGTTTCCTCTTACAGATAGAACAAGGGTAGGAAATGTAGATACAACTAATGCCTGCTTTATTGCTCTAAATACAGCATTATTAGGTGAAGCATTAGTAGTCGCATCAAACCTTATGTTTTTTTCTGATGGTGATAGTGGAGCAGTAGAAATATTCAGAAATATAGGAACCGCTGCTGGTAATGGTTTTTGGATATTAGGTATGAATAATACATCTCCATTAGTTCCAGTTGGTGCTGGTATATTCTCATTTGGAGTATTATAATGACGACAAGAACAATAACAAAATATCAGTTTTCACCAGATACAACTATTGATGGAAATAGAATAGAACTATCATTACAAGATATACAAGATAGATACAATAGCCCAGAGTTTAGAGATATAGATATGTGGTCTGAAAACAAATATCATTATGGTTTTACACCTCTAAATATAAATGGTGTTCCAAACTTAGTTCCATATAAACAAGGAAGTCCTTTCAACTGGGGAATAGAAAGCCAGATGTATCCATCTGTTCCAAACTATGAAGGACCAAATAATGAGTTTCGTCTAAAAGGTGCCGCATTAGTTGACCCAGATACTGGTATTCCAAAGTTTGCTACAAACTCATTTGTCCCAACTGACTTATCTTTTTTTTGGACTGCTACACAATATTTTACAAAACCAACTATCTTACAAGACTGGACTATCTTTGGTTTTTATGATGATAAGTTTGGTGCTGCTCCAACATCTAATAATAAATGGTATGGAAATGAGTGGGTATATTATGATGAAACATCAGAAACTATTATATGGACCGATAAATATGTTTGTTGGATAGTAGTTGATAACCCACAAGATACAGGAAATACATTTATTAGAAATAGTGAAATACACTCTTGGGCTGCTAGTTCTGAAGGTTTGACTATGGGTATAAACCAAAATATATATAACGGAACTACTGGATATTCTGATGAAACATTACAATATAACCCATCATTAGCTGGTCCAACAGAACAAAAAATAAATGGTAATGCTGTTCGTTTTCATAACCTAAATATTCCAGTATTTGCTGGTAGTAGAGTTCGTTTTATATTTGGTCTTCCTGCTAACATAAAGTATGAACCAGAAGAAAACCAATATGTAGGTAATGCCGCAGAACTTCCATATTACCCAGATATAGGAACAAATACTGGAAATATTTGGGCAACTGGTAGAAATACAACTTATCAAAATAACTTATGGAATATGTCTATCCATTGTTTAGAACCACTGGAGAAAATAAGAAATGTCTAAAATAACTCGTAAAAAACTTGTAAAAGGAACTAAACTACAAGCCCAACCTATCAGTGCTTTTGAGACAGCAGTATCATCTGGTCTAAATAACCAAGGTGTAAATGCCGATAACCTTGATAAGTATGAAAGTTCTTTTCGTCTAAACTGGTGGTTGCCTCAACTACAATATGGAAATGAACCAGACCTAATAAATAATGACCCACCTGATACAGCTTATTATGCTAAAGTTTGGTGGGATAAAGAACAAGTATATAACTTTCCTTTTATTCTTCCAGCAACACAAGATATTTGGACAACTGGTATCAACGAACAAAGTAAGTATTATACTCTTAGAGATATTACATTTACCCACGACCAAGGCGACGAACCAATATCTTATCTAGCTTATCCAGCAGTAAGTGGTTCTTGGAGTGGAACTGAATATGTAAAAAGCAATGATACAACTTATGCTCCTTATTTTTATGAGGCAAATACAAAAGACTTTGAGTTTAGTTTTCGTTTGACTTTATGGGCTAAAACTCCTAATAAAGTAAATACTGATATTACTATTTGGGAAGATGAACTAGGTTCTTGGGAAATACCATATACTGCTTTTATCAACCCAAATATGGGCTTCAACCCATTTGTTATTGAGAACCTAAATATTCAGTTATCACCAGATAAAAGTTATTGTTTTACATTAGAGTTTTTTGGTGTTCCACAAAGCCTTATTATCTTTTTACAAGGCGAGACAACTGCTATTTCTAGGTATTGGGAACAATATCTAAAGAACCTTCAGTTTTCTTTTCGTTTTACAACACCACTAAGAAGTTTTGATGCTGAAGTAGGTGGAACAAAAGCAGCACCACTTTCAGTTCAGAACTTTCCTTACAACTATAATAATACTCAAACTGATAATATTACTCTAAACCCAATAACTGCTGGAACACTTATTGAGGCAAACCCTTTCCAAGAAAATATAGAAAGAATAGACCATCGTTTTCAGAATAAACTACAAGGTGGTCATAATACTTTATGGTCTAAGCCATTTGCTTCACAACAAACAAGTTTAGCAGCATATGATATTATTACTATTCAGTTGCTAAATAATACAGCAAATATGAGATGGGGTGGTTTTGATGTTAGCCAGTTTCCATATAGAACTTATAGTGGTGTGGGACCAGAAAGCAGACAAAACCTAACATCATTTGGTGATAGAAAAGCTATTAGTATCTATCATCCATTTACTATTCACTCAGCTTATATTGGACTACAAACTAGAATAGATACTGCTGGTCTAATACACGGAAGTCCTTCTCGTAAATATCATCTAAACTCTAATACAAATGAGTTTTTTGATGGTGTATTAGATGTTGAGTTAGTTATGCATAGTGGATGGAGAGCAGATAGAACTGCTACTCAACAGATAGCTAGACTAACTATTGATGGCGAAGAGATGGGTTTCTCAAACTATATTGATAAAGCTATTGACCCAGTTATTCAGTCAAACCTAAGAACAAATGCTTCAAACTATCAAGTAGGTCTTCCTAGTATTTGGTTATTTCAGATGAACCTAAATGGTTCTCAACCTCTAAGAGATATTGGTTTCTATGACCAAGGTTTGCCTTATTATATTGGTAGAGGTATTGGTTATAATAGTGATGAAAGAACTTATGTAACAGATAGTGGTGGAACTATAAATGAACCAAAAACAAAAGGGCAAGAAAAACTCTTAGAAGCAAGAGTAAAAGTTAGTAATATTTCTATTCCTCCAGTTCCTACTATACCTACACCTATCCCACCACCAGAACCACCAATACTTCCGCCAGAACAACCACCAGAAACAACTAGAATATGGGGAGGCTTATGTATTCCCGGTGTAACATTATATCTTGTAGTGAAAAAGAGCCTCGTAAAAAGCGAGTGGTAATAAAAAGAACGGAGGATAATAAATGGCTGCTGCTGATGAAACTAAACAAAAAACAGGTTATGAAACATTACAAGAAGAAAGAGATGCTGCTAAAGGTTTTGCTAGAGAAGCAGGAACTAGAGCAGAAGCTTCCGCACAAGAACTTCGTGGTTATTTACCAAGAGCACAAACATTAGAACAAACTGGTTTATCTGCTTTACAAGGTGCCCAACAAAGAGGAAAACAAGCTGCTCGCCAAGAAGCAGCAAGAGGTTTAGCCGCCGCACAAGCTGGAGGTGGTTTTGGTGGTGGTGCTAGAACAGCACAACTACAAGCTACAGCAGAAGGTTTAGGAAAAAGTAGAGCAGATATTGAGGCAGAAAGCCAACTACAACAAGAGAAGTTCAAACAAAATGCTATGCAACAACAAATGGGTATCAGCGAAACTGCTGGTCAAGCTGAAGTAGAGTCCTCTGTTCAGAAGCTAGAGGGTGAAAAGTTTGCCCGTGAAGCTGGAACTCAAAGTGAAGATAGAGCAAATAAACTTCGTCAATACCAAGAACAAATGGCTAAAATAAAAGCTGATGCTAAAGGTGGTTGGTTAGAAGATGATGATGAAGAAGGGGCACAACAAGCTATTCAGCAAATGGCTAATGCCGAACAAGACCCAGAACTAAAGAAAGTCCTACAAGCAGAAGCGGATAGAATAAAAGAAGAAGGCTTTATGGCTTTCTAAATAAAACGGAGTAAAACAAATGGCGAGACTTGTAAAGCTACCTAGCGGCGAAGTATTCAAAGAAAAACTAACACTTGGTCAAAACTACTATCGTCCAAAAGATATGTTTGGACTAGAGGCATTGAGTAAAACCATTGACTTTGCTGATAAAGTAGCAAAGAGCGAGGGTGTTGGTGCCCTTATGACTGCTGGTGAAAAAGTATATGATGCCTTTTCAGAAGGTGATACTAAGACAGCAGTAGATACAGCGACTGCTGGTAGCGACCTTTTACAACAAGCGGCAGCAGCAAGAGTTGGAGCTAAGGCTAGTCCTATGGCTTCACCTACACCATTATTCCCAGAAAGAGTAGCTGGTGCTCAGAAAAGGATGGCTGCTGCGGCAGGACAACAAGGAGTAACACCAGAACAAACTGGAACTACAGCAGGTTTAGGTATTCAGGTTAGAGAAGATGAAGAACAAGCTCTAACACCACAAACTCCAACAGCAGTAAAACCTCCTGCTCCTGCTCAACCAGCAGCACCACAACCAACAGCACAACCTACAACAAGTCCTTTAGATATGAAACCACAAGGAACTCAAGGACAAGTTGTAAATGTTCCTATGGGTGGAAAAGATAACTTATTTGTTTTTGATAAAGGTGCTTATCGCCCTCTAACAGCAATAGAACAAAAAGAGTTTGCTACATTTGGTAGTTTAGGTGGTGAAACACCAGAACAACAAGCAGCAACAGAAAGAAGACTAGCTCAGTTCGCAGTAGAACAAGGTATGGCTCCTGCTCCACAAGCAGCCCCCGCTCCAGCAACTCCTGCTCCAGCACCTTCTCCTGCTCCTGCGGCTCCTCCAGCAAGGGCACCAATGCCTCCTTCTGGTAAAGGAACATCTGTTGTAGCCCAACCAGCTTCACCAGCACAAGGTCCAGTAAGCCAAGAGCCTCCACTAAGAAAAGGACAACAACAACCAGTTCCAGCATCAGCACCAGAGGGCGGTCCAACTGCTCCTGTTGGTGAAGGAACAGGGGTTCGTGCTGGAACTACAATGCCTCAAGCAAAACAAGAAGTGCTTGATACTATTGGTCAAGGTTTAGACTTTATTAGAAATGAATATGCTCGTAATGCTGAAAGAGCAGCGGCAACCATTGACTTATCTGGTTATGTATTAGGGCAAGATATGGATGCTGTAACACAAGCAGAAGCTCTAAATACATTGATGGGTTATGCTAAACAGCTAGAACCTAAACAGCCAGATGGAAAACCTCTAAATATTCCACAAAAAGTTTCAGTAGAACAACTTATCGGTTTTGCTAGACAAGCAGCTACTACTGCTCAACAACAACAAGTATTAGAAGCATTTGCTAATAACCAAGTAACAGGTATGTATGCTCCAACAATAGCAAGCAGACTAACTGGAGACTACAAAAAACCTTTCCTAAAAACTATTTTAGAGAGTTTTCCGGGTCGTTCTACACCAGCAGCAATGCATCCTGTAGATGCTATGTATAAGTTAGCTGGTGCTGCTAAGACATATCAGTTTGGAGAAAAGACACAAGCTGAAATAGAAGCAGGCTTACCTCAAGCTATGGCTCAAAGAACAAGAGCACAAGCAGAAGCACAAGCAGCAGCGGCTGGTTTATCAGCAGAAAAAGCTACAGAAGTAAGAGAACTATTACAAGCACGAAGAGCAGACCTACTAGCAAAAGCTAATAAAGCAATAGCTGACCTAACCAAAGAAAAGAAAAAAGGTGGTGGAGGTGCTGGTAAGCCAGAAACTATTGACCAAAAACTTTGGATAGCAACAAATATTGGTCCTATAGAAAAAAGACTAGATACTATTCAGCAAGAAAGAAGTAAACTAGAAACAAGACTAAGAGAACTATCTGGTAAAATAGCTGAACAAAGAGGTCTTGCTGGAAGAAGTCTTGCTGGTGTATCAGTAAGAAGCCAACTATATAGAGACATCCAAGAAGCAAAAGCTAAGTTAGCTGGTTTTGAGGAAGAAGCTGGTTTAGCAAGAACTTTATTAGGCGACCTTACTGCTGAAGAAAAAGATATGACGGCAAAAGCAAATGAGTTGAGAGAAACTGCTGCTGCTAATATTGGTAAAAGACAACCACGGCTTTATACACCAGCAGAAGGAAGAGGCAAATATCATAGCGAACAGATGAAAAAAGAAGAAGCAGAAAAAGAAGAAAAGAAGTTTCCTGCTGCTGGTCAAAAAGCAGAAACACCAAAAGGAAGACCAACTGGTGCTGAAGCACCAAGAAAAGCAGCGGCAGAAAAACTAGCTGGTGGTCCAAAAGAAGGTGATGAAGCCACAGCTAATGGTAGAGCAATAGTATTTAGAAATGGTAAATGGGTTTATAAATAAAGGAATAAACAATGGCTGAACCAAAAAGTGGTGATGAAGTCCCATTAGACTTATTACCAGATAAACTAAAACCAAAGGCTCCAGCAGCCCCAAAGTCTGGCGATGAAGTTCCATTAGACTTATTACCAGATAAACTAAAACCACCAATGCCTACTCCTGCTGATAGAGAAATAACTCTACCAGAAGAAACTATATTTGCTTCTAAGGAAGACTTCCGAAAAGCTATAGCTGAAAACCTTAGTTGGGCTGGTCTTACACCAGAGTTTTTAGCACAACAAGAAACACAACCTCCACAACAACCTACAGCAACTATTGAGGCTGCTAAACCAGTAAAAGAAGAACCTTGGTATAAAACTGGTGCTCGTTTATTTTTACCTAAAGCATTTGGTATTGAGGAAGGTTTATTAGGACCAGACCCAGATGAAGCACCAACTTATGATAAAGCTAAAGTAGAAGCAGATATTGCTAGATATAAAACTATAAAACCCGGTGAAAGTATATTTACCGCAGGACAACTAGTTCGTCCTCTTACATTTCTTGGTGGTGTAGCCGCAGAAACAGGTAAAAATGTTGTAGAGTTAGCTGCTGGACTACCAGAGTTAGCATTACAAGCTACAGCTCCATTTGCTCTTGGCTCACAAGAAGCACTAAAACAAGCAACTCAAGGAGCAAATGTAAATAGAGTATCAGCAGAAACCTTTAGAGGCGACCTAGAAAGAGGTCTTGGACTACAACAAGGAGCATTAGAACCTAAAGCTACAAAGAGAGTTTTTACAGCACTTGGTGGAGGACCAGAAGCAATAGGTCAAACTCCAACTAAAGAAGAATATGCTCAAAGAGCAGCAGAAGCAGAAAGAGAAAAATACTTTCCAAAACCATCTCTTCCAAAACGGATGGGAGAAGATGTAGGTCAAGCTGTAACTGGTCTTCTTCAGTTTATCGGCACAGATATTCTTCCAGTATTACCTTCACCAGAAGGTGTTCCAGTAGGAGAAACATTTGTTGAGGGTGTAAAAAGAGAAGGTAAAGCTGCTTTTGAGAGAGGTAGTGAGTTTCCAGCAGGAGCAGGAGCATTTGCTCCAATATTAGTAAAGGCTGGAACTGAACTAGCTAATGGTGATGTTGCTAAAGCAGCAGATACATTATTAGAAAAACCAGCAACAACAGCATTATCTATGTTGCCCTTCTTACATTATTATACTCCAAGAGTTCCTGCGGCAGTAGCAACATTTACTTATGATACTATTGGAGCAGCACTTAGAGCGGCTGGTGGAAAACCTGCTGAGTGGGGTGCTACATTAGGTCGTTGGTTATCTGACCCATTACAAATGGAAACAGACCTAAAGAGTGCTAAAGCAGAGGCTATCTTTGAGAGAGCAAGACAAGAAAAAGGTAGAGCAAAAGAACAAACTAGACGAGCAGTTCAACAAGCAGTAAAAGTTGCTATGGAACCAGAGTTTGCTGAAGGTGGCGAAAAGCCTATTATAACAAGAGCCACAGAAACAGGTGAAATGGTATCAACTCCAACTGAAGTTGGTGAGCCTATTGTAAATGAAGCACTAGCAGAACAAGATGTTAGAATAGCTGATAGACAAGCAAAGAAAAATAGAACATATGGTTATAATACAAGAGTTCCTACTGGCGGTATTTTACCCGATGGAACAGAGTTTGTAAACTTTGAGGATGCTCCACCATCAGACCTAACTATGGGGCAACT